CGTATGCAACGTGCATACAAGGCGGCAACCAAGGCGAGCATCGATGAGCTTGAAGCGCTGGAGGGACGGATTGCCGAGCGTGAAGCAAACGGGGAACCGCCAAGCGAAACCATACTCTGGATGCGTCAACGGATCATAGATAACATTGAGCAGCTCGGAAAGAACCTTAAGAAGTTCAGCGTTGAAGGGGCAGTGATTACAGCCGATGGACAGTTACAAGCCGCTATCCTTGCTAATGATGCAACGCAAAGCCTTGTGGAAGCGGCAGCGGGTAAAAAGCCCGCCAACGTTTCCATTGGTTCTTCATGGACAAACTTACCAGACGAGCAACTCCAAGCCTTTGTCGGGTTCGCTGGCGATGGTTCACCTCTGGCTGAGTTATTCAATAAGATTCCACAGGTAACTACCGATGCCATGCAGATGGCTTTGGTACAAGGCATCAGCCTTGGTGAAGGCCCACGCACGGTAGCACGGCGGGTACGCAAGGCGGCTGACATCGGGCGGCAACGAGCCGAGACGATAGCACGTACCGAGATGATACGAAGCGCCAGGGAAGCCCAGCGGCAACTGTATACGCAGAATGGCGCAGTGACCGGATACCGAAGGCAAGCTACGCAGGATGCGCGGGTATGTCTTGCTTGCTTGGCTTTGTCCGGCACACTTCAGGCTACAGATACCATCATGCCAAGCCACCCGAACTGCCGGTGCGTGATGATACCGGAGACCCTCAGTTGGGCAGAGATAACGGGCGATAGTAGCATCCCTGACACGCGCCCAAAGGTGGCAACCGGTGAAGAGATTCTGAAGGGACTAACCCCGCTTGAAGCCCAGCAGATACTAGGCACCGCCCGCTATAACCTTTACGCTGAAGGGCTACCGCTTAGTGACATGGCAACCGTGGTGCAGAATGCCGACTGGGGGCCTACTACACGAGTGCTACCGCTTAGAGACCTAGAAGGATACCAACCGGATCTAACGACCTACCTATGAAATTAGCACTGTGGGATAGTGGGTGTATGGACTTGCTGACATCTACCGTTGACGGTATCAAGAGCGACCGGCTGGGCTACGTCAAGGGCTACCTGGTTCGCTTTGGTGATACCAAGACCGCCGACCTTGAGGGCGATTACTTCACCGCTTCAACCGACTACGGTTTTCCGGTATCGAAGGGTCAGCGCGTACCGCTCAACGTGTACTATCACCACGGTATGGATAGCATGGTTGGGAAGAAGTCTATCGGTACAGGCTACATCAAGATGGACGATACCGGGCTATGGTACGAGGCACAGTTAGATCTAGCCGACGAATACGGCAACATGATTGCGAAGCTCTGCAAGCAAGGCAAGATGGGCTTTTCGTCTGGTGCAGCTGGTCATCTGGTAGAGCGTAAGAGCATGGGCGGTGCCGCTGAAATCACACGCTGGCCTATCGCTGAAGCAAGCATTACACCGACACCAGCCGAGTATCGTAACAGCGTCAAAACCTTGAAGGAGTACTACGGCATGGAGCCAATGATGGAAGAAGAAGAAATGGTTATGGCTCCAATGCCTGAGCAGTCCCCGGAAGAGTACGCCGTATCGGTCTTTGATGAGTCTGAGGGTGACCTTATCCACGAAGGGTTAGAAGCCTACTACGATGCGCTCTGTGAAGCCATTGAAATGGTTACCGATCAGACCATGGCAGATGCCATCATTGATGAATTTGCTCGACGTGCAAAGGGCTTGTATGCCATGCACGGAATGAAGAGCGTACAACCCGCATCCCTGCGGGGTGTTGAACGTCGACTGCGGGATGCAGTCGGACTTAGCCGGTCAGCTGCAAAGCGACTTGCTCCTGAGTGTTGGGATTCTCTGCGGGATGCAGACCAGCCAGAAGCAAACCCGGTCATCGTAGTAGAGGCGAAAGCCCATGACAATGACGAGCGCCAGGAACTGCTGGCACGTCTGGAGTTGCTAACACAACTATGAATTTGACACAATTGCAGAATCAGAAAGATTCTGTGCTTGCTACCGCACGGGAGCTTGCTTCCGGTAACGGTGACCTTGCACAGGTCAAGAGCCTTATGGCTGAAGCCAAGGGCATCGAAGAGCGCATCGAAACCATCAAGGCACTCGGACAAGGTCATCCAGTAGCAACGGAAGTTGCAGCTGAGCAGCCATGGAAGTCGGGCGGCGTTGGTAAGAATCCATTCTCTGGTACTCGTGATGAGGCTAACTACAAGGCTTACGCTTGGGGTCAATGGGGCCGCTCTATCATGGGCAACCGCAAGGCCGCTGAGTGGTGCAAGGCTAACCTGAAGTCACAGAGCGAAGGCACGACAACCGCTGGTGGTTTTACTGTTCCAGATCCGCTGAGTTCTGAGCTTATCTACCTCCGTGAGCAGTTCGGAATTGCTCGGCAGAACTGCCGCATCTACCCGATGTCAAGCGATGTATTGAACGTGCCTAACGCAACGGCATCGACCACGGTCTACTACCCGGGTGAAAACACGGCTATCACCGCAAGCGACTTGACCTTTGCACAGGTCAACTTGGTTGCAAAGAAGCCATCGATTCTTACTCAGGTTTCTAAAGAGTTGGCTGAAGATTCCATTATTGACTTTGGCGCAACGCTTGCCCGTGATATGGCGTACTCGCTTGCTAAGGAAGAAGACCGCGTTGTATTCAACAATGCAGTAGACTCCACGTCTGGTCTTGATGGCATCCTTTATGCTGTCTACAACCTGAACGCAACCAAGGCTAACATCGCATCGCTTCAGGTCTTCACGACCGGTCAGACCATCACGTATGCGCCAACACTTGCTAACCTGAAGGGCATGGTTGCCAAGCTCCCAACGTATGCACCGAATGCGAAATGGTTCATGCACAAAGAGATTTGGTACAACGCGATCGCTCCTTTGCTTGATGCTTTGGGAGGTAACTCGATTATGGACATCCAAGGCGCATACGGGCCTAACCCTATGCTCTACGGATACCCTGTAGTCTTTGTCCAGAATATGGCTAAGACCCTTGCGGCTACCACTGCCTATATCTTGCTCGGTGACCTGAGCGTTGGTACTGCATTCGGCGACCGCCGAACGGTTACGATCGAAGTATCCGATCAACGCTACTTTGTCGAGGATGCTTTGGCATTCAAGGCTACAGAGCGTTTTGCTTTCTCCGCTTTCGATGTTGGAAACGTGAACGCGACTGCTTCCAGCCGTGTCCCTGGAAGCCTTATCGTTGGAGCATCCGCAGCTACATAAAGCGAGCGGGTTCTATCTCAAGCCTTCGGCAGACGTGCCGGGGGCTTTTCCTTTGTGTGGGATACTGAAACCATGATGACACGAGCCGAAGCGATAGCGCAGGTATCACTTTTTGTAGATGCCCAGTCCTATCCGCAGATGTCCACAACCGACATAGGGAGCATCCTTGATTCTTTCTCACGGTTCAGCACTTGGACGGCTAGCACCACCTATGCTGTCGGTGACCGTGTAGTGCCTACAACGCCCAACGGCAGGGTCTATGAGTGCCGAGTAGCCGGTACGTCAGGCACGACACAACCTGATTACCCTGTCTATGCTCCTTATCAAGTCAAGGGCTACACGCTGGAAGATGGCACCGGTGACCCAACCCTGATGTGGGTAGACCAAGGCCCGATCAATGTAGAGCGCTACGATGTCAGGACAGCAACCCGCCAAGCGTGGATGATAAAGGCAAGCCGTTGTGCAAGCGACATCGATGCCAAGGAAGGCACCAGCGATGTCAAGCTCTCACAACTCAAAGCACATTGCCTTTCGATGGCCGAGCGATATAGACCGTTGGTGTTCGCGTGAGCCCGATACTCCGCGCAACCATAAGCGCTGGCATGGTACGTAACCTTTGCCAAGACCGAGTAGAAATACACCGCTTCACGCTTACCGAAGACGGACGTGGTGGTGCTACTGAGACATGGCGCAAGGTAGCCGAGTACAACGGCAGGCTAACCAACCAAAGCGACACAGAATCTATCGTAGGCGGTGGCATCCAGTCATCTGCACAGTGGACGCTGATAGTCGCTGTCGGTGCT